TTTTTAATTAATAATTATAGTATTAAAGGCTTTGAATCAAAATTTTAATAACAAAAATATGAAAATTGCCGATTTGTCTTTTGAAGAACTCGAAAAAGCGAGAATAAACGCACATTTGGGCGCAAATTCCACTTTCGTAAGCGGCTGGCTTGCTGCCATCGAGTTTGCAAAGTTCATTGAGAGTTGTTCCTGCCGTTGCCATAAGTGCCATACACCAGTACAGCCACCTACATTGAATAAAAGAAGCAACTATGGCGGTGATATTTGTGGCGAATTGGTTTTTTGCAAAAGTTGTTGGAGTACGCTCTCACATGAAGAGAAAATGAAAATGGCAAATGAATTAATACCCAGAAAATAAATGGAGAAAGCGAAGGATATACTCAAATTGGGTCAGTCGGTTGTTATTCTTGTCAATAACAGCCATTATGAAGAGATTGGCAAGGTGGTTGAAATCAGCTTCTACAATCCGTATCATGTGAAGGTACAGTTTGATGATGGTTCTGTTCAGGGTTACATGACAAACGAGATAAAACCGTTGATACGAATGGGTCAGCCTTTGATGTTCGACGACCATGAGTTTAGGAAGTGGGGTAGGTTTTTACGAAAAGTTTTAGGAGTATGAAGTACAAAGTGTTATCAGTCAGACAGCCTTATGCCAATCTGATAGTAAAGGGGTATAAGGACGTAGAGAATCGAAGCAGGCGCACGAATTATCGTGGGCTGTTATTGATCCATGCCAGTGCGAAGGTGCATGATATTGTTCCGTATCTTCGCAATCAGACTTGCGGAGTGTTTACTGGCATCTATCAGAAAATCCTTGCAGAAGCCGATTTGTGCGATATGCAGCCAAATTTGAACTATTCTGCCATTGTCGGTTGTGTGAAGCTCGTTGATTGCGAGAATGAGCATCCGTCCGAATGGGCTGAAAAAGGAATGTGGCATTGGGTCTGTGAGAATCAGATATGGTTTAAGAAGCCAATCGTGAATGTCAAAGGTCAGCTTGGCATTTGGGATTGGGAAGGTGTTATTCCTGAATTGGAGGGCAGCGTATGAATACAAGAGAATTGCGTTTAGGTAACTACGTTATGGTGGATGGTGAGATTGTGAAGGTTAATGGCATTACTCAGCATAAGATTGGCTTTGCGCCTCATGCCTATGGTGAACGTTATGCCAGGAGCCATGACGTCGAGCCAGTAGAGTTGTCATCTGAGGTTATGAAGTCCGTATCGTTGCCAGTTGAAATATTTGGCAGTATAGAGACCATTGAACAAGATGAACTGTTCCATAAATTCAAGGTGATTATTGATAACAAATTCGTTGTCCGCTATCTGCATGAATTTCAGAATGTCATCTTCATGCTTACTGGTAAAGAGTTGAGCGTTAATTTCAAGGAATAAAAAAAGGACTCCGCCGAGTCCTTAAAAATAATCTTTTGTTAACCTTAAATCTAATACTATGAAAATATTCTGGTGCAAAGATATATAATTTTCGAGAAAAGTTGTATTTTTCACTATATAATTTTAGCGAAAAATTGTAGATTTTAGTCTCAAATCGGAAAGTTTATCGGAAAAGTAGTGTTTTATCAGAAAGTTTATCGTATCTTTGCGGCATGAATTATGTGTTCTTTGGGCTATTGATTGTCATAGGCATATACCTGAACTACTGGACGAGGCGGCACGGAAAGCCGTAATCCTCTCCACTAATCAGCTCAGCAACCGTAGGAATACGAAGTCTGAAAAATTCTGTCATGTGTAGTCACACTGACTATCGGAGCGCGATTTTCATGGTGACTCTCACGCTCTGCGAATGAAAAAAGAGTGGGTTTGAGAAATCGCCCACTCTTTCTTTTTGTTCCAAAATGTACCGTTTTTGTTCCGATTCTTTGAAAAAACGTTCCGAAATATGTATAAAATGTGCCACGAAATATGTAAAACGCACAAAATCAGCCCGAAATTATGCGCATTTTTCGAGTTATTTTATACGCTTCTTTATTTCATCGGCAATCGTAGAGTCCAAGTACCTGGCATAGGCCTGTTCGGTCTGCTTGATACTGGAGTGTCCTAAAATCCTGCTGACAATGCCTATTGGTACTCCTGCGTTTAGGAGCATATAGCCACATGAACGTCTGCCATCATGAGAGGTAGGTGCTTTGTCAATTTTAGCGGCATCTGCAACCAGTTTCAGTTTCACATTGTACTTCTGATTGGGTAACTTTGGCATACAATAGTCGTAGCGTTCAAGAATCGCCTTTGCCTTTGGAGTGAGTACAAAGGTGAACAGTACACCAGTCTTTGAGCGATAGCCACTGAATACGGCATAGTCCTTTGCGCCTTTGCATGGTGTGAAGTCATATTCCATCAGATCCACGAAAGACAAGCCAGTATAAACCTGAATCAGGAACAAATCTCTTGCTTCTGACAGCGAGAGGGTAGGCATTTCTGCTTTCTCAATGGCATTGATTTCCTCAATCGTTAGGAACTTGTCTATTCTTGTACTGCCCTTATCAATCTTGATGCGCTTGGCAATATACGGATTCTCTCTGAGGTAGCCATCTACCATTGCATCATTGATGAAGGCTTTGAGATTCTTGTGCATGGAGCCAATAGTAGCCTGAGAGTATTTCTTGGTTACGTCTTTGTTGTATTTGTCCTTTACCTTCCAACTGAAAGCGTGAAGGTATTCATCCCAATCACGAACCTTGCGCTCATTGACATCAGAGAAGAATTTCATGCCTCCCCATTCAACGAACCTGGAGTAGAATACATGATAGGCTTTCTTGGTATAGTCAGATACTTGCTTCTTACGCATACGCTCGCGTATGTACTTATCGAATGTTATATCTGTGGAATTTCCCTTTAGGAGTGTTGGAATGGCTTCTATGTCTATGTTATCTTCATCAACCATCTTGCCGATAACCTTTAACGCTTTCTGCTTTATCTTTAGAAGCAATGCGTTGAGTTCAGTATATTCGAGGCATTGGTGGTTAATGGATTCCTGCTTTGCATCCCATTGACCGGGATAGCAGGAGATACCAGTACTGGCATATTTTTGCTTTCTGTTGTATGAAATACGCAATTCTATAACTCCTTTTTTATCTTTTGTTGCCGAATGTTTGCGGTCAAAAATAAATTTTATAATAGGTACGTTCATGTTTTATCTATTTATTTGAGGTAATACATCTTGTAAGTTGTTGATTTTCAGCACAAATACTTTGTCTGCATCTTTATAAACCGATGAAAGGTAATACATTTTGTGCTTCGAGGTAATACATTCGGTATTACTATAAGCCGTTATATGTGCCGATATGGAGTTATATATGTTCATGTTTGGCGGTCTCGGAAATTCCCTTAAATTACTGGTTTTTAAGCACTTATCATCATAACTCGTTGATTTACAGACGCAAAAAATGGGGCATAGTTGCCCCAGAAAGTAGTCGATAGGGGAATCAACGAAAGCATAGTTACCAAACTGATAATCAGAATGATAGCAAATGCGATAATTGCTTTGGTAATTAATTGGTAATTTACACCAAATACCCATATTATATACCAATAATATCTCTAACTGCCTCATATTCAATGTTATACTTGGTAAGTAACTCTTGAACTCTTGAACTCTTGACTGAATAGCTTTTTTGGTATATTTACGATATGTGACTCTCTGTATTCGCTTACCAAATTGTCATATATTCCGAACTCTTTGAGTTGCGCAACCAATTCTTTCCAACTCATGATTACTTGTTTTTGAGGATTGTACAAAGTGCGTTAAGCCGCTTCATAATGTTCTCGTTTTCAGCACGTTTTGAGTTGATGATTTCGTCATTGGCTGTCATCAGCATGGTAAGTCTAATGATTTCTTCCTGAACGTTCATATTGAACTCTCCAGTGGACTCAGTTACGAGTGTCGGATTTTCGTCCATCCTACTTTCGTTGTCCTCAAACTTATCACCTTCACCAGTTAAAAGCCAAACCATGCGGACATTGGTATAGTTGATAATAAGTTTCAGGTCTGAATCTGTAAACTTCAACTTGCCATCCAACTTCTTGCCAAAGTTAGAAGGGTCAATTCCGACCTCATTTGCAAACTTGCTCTTTTTAAACCCTGAATCTGTTACTAACTCCGTGATTCTCAATACCAAACCTTCATTATTCCCTATCATAATTGTAAAAATTTAATTGTTTACTACCTAAAAAATTTGTTTATAAAACTAAAATTATACCAAACTTTCTTGGTAGTATCAACCAAATTTCCTACATTTGCACTCGGAATTAGTAAAAACAACCAAAACAAAGTTGGTAGCCCGCGAGTAAAAACAAAGCGGAGCATCCTTGAAACAGTTGCAAAGTTAGTAATAATCGTGGTAACTACCAATTTTTGAGGTTGAATTTAGATAAAATTAAGTATTATAGTAAAAGATGACAGCGAACAAAATTTCAACAGGCGACATTCAAAACATCGGTAAAAACGGTGTACTGGAGGTGACACTTCCTGATTATAAGGCTTGTGTGTCCGCAAAGAATCTCGTAACGTACACCAAGAATATGTACCCGCGAGAGGATGGTATGACTTATACGGTTAGCATTAATCGTAATACCAATACCATAAGAATTGAGGTTGTCAGCCCAGAAGAATTGAAAAAGCGCAACTAACTTAAAACGTAGTAGGTATGGATCAAGGTTTAATTCAGTTCGGAGATAGTCAGCAGACTATGAGTAGCCTCGAAATAGCCAAGGCTACCAATAAACGTCACAAGGACGTTCTGTATTCCATCCGCAATATGGAAAAGGCTTGGAAGAAAGTTACTGGGCGTAATTTTAGGCTCAGTAATTACAAAGACAAGTCAGGTCGCACTTTGCCTTGCTATCACCTTAGTAAGAATGAGACGTTGTTTGTGGCTACGAAGTTCAATGATGAAGCAAGAGCCAAATTAGTTGTCCGTTGGGAAGAACTGGAAACTGGTAAGGCTACACCAATGGCCCAACAGCAGCAGAGTAATGTTCCTATGCCTAAGACTGGCGCAGAAATGTTGCTGATGTGTGCGCAGCAGTTAGTAGAGCAGGAACGTCGAGTTAATGCTATTGAAAGCAAGGTAGGTGAAACCGAAAAGCGAATTGCCGAAATTGAGAGACGTACCGTAACTCAGTTGCCATATACTACTATCGTTGGTTACGCTAACCGATTCGGAATCAGAGTTCCATTGGAACGTGCATCTGTACTTGGTAGAGTTGCTACCAATAAGTGCAAGAAATACGGCTTTGAAATGGGTCGTGTTGAAGATCCTCGCTTTGGAATGGTTAAGACCTATCCTGATGGTGTACTCTTGGAAGTGTTTACACAATACTACCCTAACGTGAAGTTTCAGTAAACTACATAACACCACTAACCTATGATGACGGATAATGAACTACGCAAACTGGCTTGCTACATCGTAGAAGAGCAGTTATCTAACCCTCAGTGGATGCTGGAGTACGCAAAGGCACAGCAGAAGTTACAAAAGGGTAAGACTCAGAGCCAGTGGATTAACTCAAAGGTTGCAGCAGATATTCTTGGTATCTCACGCCGAACCATGAGAGATATTAAAGACCATTTTACGCACATCAAGAGTGGTGACGAGAGACAAAGTAACATCTATTTCGATGCTAATAAGTTGCAAGAGGAATACGATAAGTTTCTTGCATCCCGAAACAAAAGAATTGTCAAGCTCGAAGCTATGAAAGTGGCAGCAGGGCTTTAGCAATATCCTGCAAATAGCGTTTGCAGCAGCATGGGTAGCCATGCACGACATCGGGGTACGTGTACCCTACCAAGGAACTATAAGAGGAAGAAGGACTTGCCTACGTTCCAATGATGCAGCCCATGCGTCTGGCGAAAACTGACGGAAATCCTATGAAGTGAATAGCCAAAATGGGTTGGTGTGGTTGATTAAAAGTTGCACATCTAAAGTGGAGAGTACAGAGGCTCGAAGCATAAAAACGTAATGAAAGGCTAATATGGTTGAATGAACATTGACTATTTAATAGTTGTAACTATAAAGCCTGCACCCTATTAAGTTAAGGTGCGGGTTCAATTGGAGAGTTGGCTGAGTGGACGAAAGCACCTCACTGCTAACGAGGCATACGGCAACGTATCGGGAGTTCGAATCTCTCACTCTCCGCTTGTGTCTAATCTATATTCATTAGGTGTCAATATAAATGTTCGTGAGACAAGATTGATGAATTGGTAAATAACAATAATTGAAAAAATTAATGCAACCATCTGGCTTGTGAAAGTCGGATGGCTTTTGATAAGTCTTTTCTTGTATGCCATATTCAAGATAGGGCGTTTTGGAATAGCAGCCAGTTCGCCCACAATCTTTATCAAACATCATATATTCCTTAAAGCCTGAGAAGGTCAAATCAACTTTGTAAGTAATTCATAGATTATGACGTAATGTTATACGGATTCCACCTTGCTTGTGAAAGTCAGGTGGTTTTTATAAAAATCAATCATACTAAATATAGAATCTGTGTTCCATAACAGTTCGCTCGTTGGTGGCCTGTATGTGTCCGCTAT